GGCCTGATTTATAAGAAATTTTATATGATCCATCTCTTTTTCTTTATCAGAGACGATCATTCCTCCTCCTCCGGTTGTAATGACCTTCCAAGGCTTAATTCGGGGATAACCCCCATATATTGATTTTTACGTCCGTATTCAAACTACATTTTGTGTTTTCGGCTGTTTTGCGCCCCTCAAGACAGCCGAGGGACTATGTTCAAATCCATGCTTTCCCTGCCGACCCGAGGGATAATATTCAAATCCATACCGGGCTGGCTGAAATAGTAAATGTTCATTTTGGGGGCTGTTTATAATCAGGGATAATGTTCAAATCCATCTGCCCCGCTCCAATTCCGCTCCCCAAAATGTAAATGTTCAAACCTGTCGCCCGACCATATAGCCGAAGGATAATGTTCAATAAAAAAGCCCACCGGGTGCGCCTCCGCGTTACGATCATCTCGTAAGTTGGAAGCATACCCAGTGGGCTGCTGCTTTCTTATTCATTTCTTCCGCTCTCATCGTAGAGCGAAAATATTATGCGTCCTTTTGCTTCTCCGCCTCCTTCATCCTTCCCTCGTGGATTTCATACGCTGTCCGTAGATCAAAATATACCAGTTTCCCATCCACTGTCCCAGCAATCCTGTAGGTCAGCTTCTTCTGCCAGCCACAGGAGCGATAAACAAAGCGGACCAGGTCTTTGCTCTTAAGGTCATAGTGCTCACGCGGCATTTCCTCCGGTAGCCGGTTTGCCCCATGATCGTCAATGCCGCAGGGCTCTATTCCGAAGAACTGTTCCTCCGGATCAAAAAGGAAGCGGAAATACTCCGGATAGCCCATGGCCACCAGAGTCTGCTTGAATATAGTGATCCGGCCAGATACCACATTGAAAGATATACCAGGACTTGAATAATCCCACGCTATGTACTCGTCCAATTATGCCACCTCCTGAAAAAGAGCGCACTACCCCCTTATCAACTGTCTTCCCGCTCGGCTCCTGTGAACATAGCCATGGTCACATAACCGTCCATATCTGTGACGGCTGTTTCCTTCTTATATTGCTCCATCGGAACGCCGAAGGTGTTAGCAATGTCCTCCGGATAATAACCCTTCCTGGTATCGACCTCTTGAACCTCTCCAGCTTCGTCCACAGGCTCCTCACCTTTCTTTGGCTTCTCATTGAAGATCTGGAAAACATTCAGGTCGAACACATAGTAGACCTTCCCTTCAAAAGGGATCTGATACCCCAGAATCTTATACCGGCACTTCTTGTCCCAGCCAAGCAATTTATAAATGCCATCAGTAAAATCCGGGCAGCGCATCTTACGACTTTTGCGCTTATCCGGCTTAGCCACACACCAGCGGATTGCGCCTTTATCGTTCTCATCGCAGCCTGTGACAGACAGGAATCCCAGTTCCTCGTCGATCATCAGATTAACATACACCACATCCTCCAGCCCATTGATACAGGCCGTGTTGAAGGTGATGTTTCCGTCCCGGATTGTGACAGCCGGATCGCGCAGGTTGGCAAAGAGCTCCTTGCGGATCACCTTCATGCGGTTCGGATTGAAGGCGCGGGCAATCTCCTGCCGTTTTTCCTCTCTGGCGGAGACAAGCTCCTCTCTGGTATCTTTCACATGTTCCTCGTTCATGCTGTCTTGGTCCATCCTTCCATTATGGTTTCGGCTTCCTTCATCAGCTGATCCAGGTGGTCAGCCGTAAAGATATTCATTTCCTCCAGCTCCGTTGCAGGACGCAAAACATCCCAGTCTCCTGCGTAATGATGCTGCTCCAGCACAGACGCATGAACGATAGCTGTAATCGGAACACCAAAGGACGTCCTCCAAGAATCCGGGAACACCCGTACCTTCTCTCGGATGACAATCTCTTCCTGCTGTTCTTCCTCTTCAGCCTCGTCAGGCTGCTCCGGCACAACAATCTGTTCCACGGTTTTTGTGATCACCGGCTCACCCAGTTCAAAGATCAGGAGTTTGTTATCGCCCTGGGCCTTATACTGGCCGCTAAAACGATACTGCCCTTCGTCCTCCCAGCGCATCAAATCGAAGAGCGTCCGGGAAAGGCCTTTGCAGCCCAGGGTGCTCACCACCCAGCGTTCCTCCCGGAGCTTGCCCCAGTGAATCGCATTGGGGTTATCCTTTTCACATGGACGGATTGCAATGCAGTTCTTCACTGTGTTCAGAAGGAGCTCTACGTATTCGACATCCTCAAACTTCTTAAGGCAAGCTGTGTTGAAACGGAGCTTCCCGTTTGAGATGGTCATGGCTGGACGTTCGATAGACGGAAAGTACTCCGGGCGCACCAACTGATAGCCGCCCATGTTAAGGCGTCGGCCGGTAACCTTCACATCATCGGAAGGAACCTCCACGCTTTCACAAGCAGCCTGGTAATCCTCCGTAGAGAACCCGCTCCAATTCTTATCAACCGGAACATACCCAGTGAGAATACCACCGTCGATTACGCTCAGCACCGGCAGCGGGCGGCTCTTGGCCGTGTACTGATGAGAGGACTTCAGCAAGTTTGCAGCGTTATACACGTCCCTGCTCACAATCGCCTCATGGTGATTCCGCTGGATATACTGCTTCCGATTCTGCCGGTTCTTCACTGACTTATGTGTTTTGAAGTCCGGCGTATAGGTCTTGCGTGACCGCACATCGCCGCAATGGCGCTCGTTTTCAATTACTCCGTCGATAGAAGTCGGATTCCATACTTCATTACCCAGTTTGGTCTTTCTCCCATAACTGGTAAGTAACTCAGCGATCTCGGTAGTAGACCAGCCGTTGATATACAGGTCATAGATAACCTTGACCGTCTCCGCCTCCTCCGGATTGACTACAAGCTCTCCATTCTCATCAACATCGTATCCGAGAAGTTTTGGTGTCAGGAAGATGCCCTTACTGAATCGGCGCTCAATGGACCAGTTCATAATGAAGGATTTGGAGCGGGATTCTTCCTCGGCCACGGTGGCCAGAATGGTCAGGACCAGGGCACCCGTTGTATCCAGGGTATAGAGATTGTTCTCATCAAAATGGACGCCAACACCGAGCTTCTTCAGTTCGTCGATCACCGACAGACAGTCCACCACGTTTCTGGCAAAGCGGGCTATGGACTTGGCCAGGATGTGATCAATCTTTCCCGCCCTGGCATCCTCGATCATCTGAAGCATACCTTTCCGATGGGATAGTTCCGTTCCGGAGATGCCCTCGTCGCTATAGATCCCGGCAAACTCCCAGTTCGGATTTGCGTTGATCCGGTCGGTGAAGTCATTCACCTGAAGCTCATAGGAGGAGGTCTGCTCGTCGTTTTCGGTGGAAACGCGAACATACGCCGCGACCTTCAGCTTCCGCTCTTCCAGGGCGATCTCGTCCGTCGCAATCGCCGGTATGACTTCCAGCTCAGACGGGTCAACTCCCTTATAGCGGGTCCGTATTTTCTGTTTGCTGTCAACAGCAGTCTTTTCTCCAGCGATCATGTGTTACTCACTTCCCTCTCGCTCTCATCTGTGTTTCCTGGCAGAACCCAGTACCATGAGCGCATCTTGCGATAGGGCTTAATGCCCAGCTCCGCCTTTACCTCGTTCATGGTCTTATCTCCGATCCGGTATTCTGCCATCAGCTTCTTTATCTCCATGGATTCCATCGGCCCATTGGCCAGCGCCTTCTTGATCAGCATAGCTGCCAGCTCATGCTTGCTCTTGGGAATGAAGCTCCCAGTTGGTTCTATTGTCACCGTGGGAACTTCGACAGCTTCAGATTCTTCCAGCCAACGAAACCCCGTGCTGGATCGGATCTCGAAGTGTAGGTCTTTGCCTTTGGGAGCAAGATTATTTTTGATTTGCTTCACAATGCGAATATCCTCATCATCCGGATTCCGTTGCACATGAAGGACGCTTCTGACAGAGGCCGCAAGATCAATACTTCCCAGTCCTCTGTATATTTCTTTTCCACTTTCCTTTTTACTCAGATGACCAATCAGAACGATGGCGCAGTTATATGTAGATGCCCACATGCCGATGCGCCGCATGATCTTCCTTGCTCTGACTGCAATTTGCATGTCAGAATCGTTTTCTATATAGGATTGAATCGGATCGATGACCACAAGCTTTGGGCTCGCCTCAATGATAGCATTCCGTATTCTCTCATCGTCCAATGTCAGCCCTTCATGGACTTCTTCATTTATAAATGCAATATTCCTACAATCCGCTCCAGCTGCTTCCAGTCGAGGTTTTATGGTATCGCAAGCTTTATCCTCAGAGCACTGATAGATAATCTTGTGCGGGCGACCGAAGGCCACACCGTCCGGCGTAGCGCCGCCCTTGGACAGCTCGGCGATAAAGTTCATCATCATGGTAGATTTCCCATCACCCGGATCACCCTGCAGGAGCGTGACTTTTCCGATGGCGATATACGGATACCACAGCCATTTTACTGGCTCTGATTTGACATCACTGTAGTAAGTCAATAATCCCGTTTCCATCGATAATCACCGTTCCTCCGCACGTATCTCCACCTCAAGAGTTGCCCAATTTGTACATTCTCATTATACAGCGGTAACGCCGATCTCACCTTGACCGCTCAGCGCATATAAACCCAGGAAACATGCGCTGATAGCGCAAAAAAGGGCTTAAGATGGTGCAATAGATGGGCGTGCAGCGACCACCATCTTAAAAACAGGAGTTGCTATGTGCAAAACCTGACGGTAATATGCTGCTACCTATAGCGGGCCTCACAGAAAGGAAGGTATATCTATGGCCCTGGACTATCTAAGTATAGGCAAGCGCATCAAGCGGTATAGAACTGATAAAAAGATGTCCCAAGAAGAACTGAGCCAGAAGGTTTTCGTCAACTATGAACATATCAGCAGAATTGAAAGTGGTAAGGTAAAGCTTAGTCTTGAACTTCTTGTATTGATCGCAGATACATTGAATGTTTCTGCAGATGATCTTCTATTCGACCAATTGAAGCATCCTAGCTCCCCGGTCGGAACAGAACTGTACGATCTGCTGCTCGACTGCAACAACGATGAAAAAGCCATCCTCACCAAGACGGTCAAGTTTCTGAAGGCCACCTTGGTAGAGCACGGCGTGTAAGCAAAAAAATCGCCCGCGTAGGTGGGCAGGTGCATCCTTGATTCTCTCAATGGGTGCTTCTGTCCTCTACACGGGCGACTTTCTGTGATACCTTATTTTACAGCCTTACAGCAGTCTGTTATGAAGGCATCAAAGACCTCTGGCATCGTTTTTATGTACTTCGCTCCAGACAATTGTGGCAGGGTTTCTTCTCGGAAACGCACGACGCTCCTTCTGAAGAAATCATCCGCGTCCTCTGTGCCGACTTGCTCCATACCCACAACCGCCAGAAACTTTGCACTGTCGATCACAGTGGCAAGTTTCTCATGTTCTATCACGAATTCCGTTCCTTCTTCCTTCACCAAATCGTTCATGGTTTCCCGCAGCACTTCCGGCCGGAGCTGCTGTAGATAAAACTTCACGATAGCGGCAACGATGAGATCCGGCACCGTGAATCCATAGTCCTCAACGCTAATGTGTTCCAGCATTTCGACGTTCCTCCTTCAGAGTGTTAATGTGTCTTAGTTCGCTGTCGTCACGAGAATACTTCGTAGTTTTGCACATTGCAATATCATGGAAAAGTCACCAATAAAAAAAGTGCCCGCCAAGCGATGTACAATGCCATGTACACGCTCAGCGGGCTATATATTCAGTTCAGGCGCTGACTCGTGCGCGGCCGGGATGCACTTCCATGCTGTCCATCAGGACGTCCACCCGGTCTAGTTTTACAGCATTGTTTTCATTGATCGTCGTTCCTAGCTCTTCTGCCACCTGCTCCAAGAGCTCTGTTTCCCGGATGGTGCGCATCCGGCAGCCGTTGCCCTTTCTGCCAAGGTGGCGGTCTCGGCATTCCCAGGCTTTGTACTTGATTCCATCATAGCCGGTCATCGTCCTGCGGGTCATTGGAGAACCGCAACAACCGCAGAACACTTTGCCGTAGAGGAAATGCGTCCGGCCGCCATGATACTTGACTCCGTTCTCAAAATCCTCGCGCCTTGCCCTAAGCTTGTCCTGCACGGCGTTCCAATCCGTCCTGCAGATGATAGCTTTATGATATCCTTCCAGGTACTTGCTTTCAAAGGGAATCCTGGTATCCGGCTGCTTGGTCAGAAAGTTCTTCGGCGCTCTCTTTTGGAGAACCATGTCGCCGACGTAGATCTCGTTCCCAAGGATGTACAGGATACCAGGGGCCGTGATCGGTTTGCCATTCTTCCCGGTCAAGCCGACCTCTGTCAGCGTTGCCGCGATGGCCCCCGGCTCCTTGCCTTCCAGATAAAGGGCATAGATGATTTCCACCACCTTTGCGTCCTGATTCGGCACCAGCTTGCCGTCCTGGGAATCGTAGCCAAGCACACGATTGTTTCCAAGATTGTACTCTCCGCGCTTGAAGCGCTCCCGGTAACCCCACTTCACGTTTTCGGAGATGGACCGGCTTTCATCCTGGGCAATGGCGGAGAGGAAGGAAAACATCATGGAGCAAGATGGATCGCCGGTGTCCAGGTTCTCTTTCTCAAAGTGCACGTCCACGCCGTTGCCGTGGAGCATCCGGGCGTACCGCTGGCAATCCACGATGTTTCGGGAGAATCGGGAGATGGATTTCACCAGGATGTAGTCCACCTTCCCGCTCAGCGCATCCCGGATCAGCTTCTGGAAGCCCGGCCGGTTTTCCGCTTTCGTGCCGGATTTCTCATCTGAATAGATCCCTGCGAACTCCCAGTCTTCATTGGCTTCGATGAGATTCCCATAGTAGCTCATCTGGGTCTCTAAGCTGTCCTCCTGCTCTTCCAGCAGCGTGGATACACGGCAGTAAGCGGCTACCCGTTTCTTGTGTTGGTCTCTGGCCCTGGGAATATGCGTAAACTTCATGCGGTTTCAGCCTCCTTCTTTGCTTCCTGTCTTTTGAGGTAATTGTTGTAGCACTCCGCCACGTAGGCCGGATGGTCGCGGTCCTTCACCACACCCGAGTGCACCGTCGTAATCAGGCCGCAGCGCCAGTAAACGCGCACCGTGCGGTCGTCGGTCGCATCTTCGCCAAGAGCCGCCAGTCGCTGGTACTCTCGCGGCGTTTTACTGTGCGCTCCGAAAGCGATGTGATCGATCAGGTCGTCCACCCACCAGAAGTCCACCTTCTTCAGTATCGGGTTTTCCTTCTTGATCTCCATGGTCTTCTTGGCAGCCGTTCCGAATTTCGGACTATTCAACTTCTCACAGACCTTGTTCACATCCAGCTTCTTATAGGCTTCCAAAAGTGCCGCCTCTACCAAATTGGATCGCATGATGAAATTGTGACATGCATCGTCACCCCGCTCACAGGACCATCCGGAACCGCGAACACTCTGCACCGGGATGCTCCGCTGATAAAGGGTAGAGCCGCAGCAGGGGCAGCGGAGCTTATCTCCCAGTGGGTACTGAATGCAAGCACCCATCACCTCGTCTGCCCGGCTGTGCTGCATTCTCCGCATGGAGCGGATCTTCTGCACTCGCTCAAACTGGCTTCTCGAAATGATGGGTGTATGATGGTTCTCGATATAGTAGGAGGGGATCTCCGTATGATCGTTCCGGATCGCCTTGTGGGTGAGGTGGTCTTCCACGAAGAACTTCTGCAGGAGGATATCCCCGATGTAGCGCTCATTCATCAGCATGGTCTGCACCGCCGACTGGCACCAGGTGTCCGTTCCGTTGGGGCTCTTGATGTGGCGGGCTTCCATGTACTTTCGGATTTCGCCGATGCTGGAGCCATGCTCATAAAGCCAGAACACTTTCTGCACCACCGCCGCCTGATCCGGCACGATCTGGTATTCGCCCTTGCTGTTCTTCTCGTACCCGTACAACCGGCACCAGCGGGTGATGCCTTCTTCAAACCGCTTCCGGATACCCCACATCGTGTTTTCGGAAATGGAGCGGCTTTCCTCCTGGGCGAAGGCGGCAAGGACGGTCAGCAGCATCTCCGAGAATGCCGTCCTTGTATCGATCCTGTTGCTCTCAAAGATGATGTTGACCCCCATGTTTCTGAGCTTCCGCACATAGGTCAGGCACTCCAGGGTATTCCTGGCGAAACGGCTGATCGACTTGGTGATCACAAGATCGATCTTTCCAGCCTCGCAGTCCTCGATCATCCGCAGGAACTCCGGCCGCTTTTCCGCGCTGGTTCCTGTAATACCCTCGTCGGCGTAAATGCCCGCCAGCGTCCATTCCGGGTCGGCTTGAATCAACTGCGTATAGGTCCTTACCTGCCCATCAAAGCTGGTCCGCTGATCT